TTGTATGAGCAGTCATTAGACAATCTTTTTGCCAACGCACCAGCGCAGTATCGTGCTATGAATAGTATGTTTATTGATCCGTTTACAGGCGCAGCACCAAGAAGCGGTTATGGGGCTACACAAGCGCAGACTGCTCAAATGGTTGCTGGCGATTCTGGAAGAAGCCCCTATGGTAATGACGCTAACATTGCACATTTAAACAGAACGGGTGCTTTTGGTAGTGATGGTAATAATGATGGTGAGTATTTTGGCGTAAACAATGAATATAACCCTTACAAATACTCAATGCCTACTAAAGACATTAGCGGTGATGGTGTTGTTGATTACCGAGATATGAGTTTTGGTGAAGCAGGCCGTAGAGACATAGGATTTGGCGAAAACGTAGGTAATTTTATTAAAAGTGCTACAGGCATTGGCGCAATTGAAGGTATGTTTGATTATGGTCAGGGGCTAGCAGACGGATTTACCCCAAGCCCATTTGATAATGGTTTATTGTCGCAAACTAGCGGTGTCTCAATGACACCAGAAGAATCTATGCGAATCATTAATGAAGGTGCAGCTAGAGGCGAAGCAAAATATGCGCGAGAAGAGGCTGATCGTATAGCTAGACAAAATCAATTAGCTTTGGATTATGCTCAACGTGGCGATATGTACCACCCACCAAATGCAACCGTTGGCCCTCTAATAACGCCTCCTGATTTTTATAATGATGCTGTAGCCCTTGATAATGTATCAGGTGGACTTTTAAATGGTACAGCTTTAGACAGAGCAAGGCTTGAGCTAACGCCTGCTGCTGATGGTTCATATTCACTTCAACAGCAAGCTAGCATAGATCAGGCAAAAGCTAGAGTAGCCCAGATTAATGCAGATCGTATAGCAAGGGAGCAGGCGGCAGCACAAGAAACAGCTATAGAAGCTGCAAGAGCCGCAGCAGCAGAGCAAGCAAGAATAGCAGCAGCGCAAAGAAGCACAGTTAACTCAGGTGGCGATGGTAGAGGGGCAGAGCAAAGGGCTGGCGGTTCTAAAGTTGGTGGAGTTAATAGAGGCACAAACGCATTTTCTGGTATGTAATTTAAAACATAGGCTAGATAAAATACGGTTATAAGGAACAACATTATGGCAGGCGCACCAACAGGCGGCACAACAACTAACGCAAGCAGTTTTAGCCTTAATGAAGATATAAAACTTCCTATGGGTGGCAGGTATCAACCTACAAGTTCTGTGGGCGTTTTTGGTGGGCCACGACAAGCAACACCAAACAATGCACAAGGCTTTGATTCTTTTAGATCAAATGCAGGTCTACCGCAAGGACAACAAATGAGAAAGTATTACGATAATAATGGTAATGCGATTGACCCGTCATCAATAAGAACAGATCGAATCGATGAACCATCGGAATTTGGTGACCCAGAATATTGGAAAAGAAAAGCACAGGCAGGAGTGCAGCAAATGGCAGCACCACAGCAAGGCGGCTATAACGTCAATACAGCCTCAGCCCAAGGTCTACAACAGGCTCAACAAGGCGCAGCAGCAGGCATGGGCTATCGACCAATGGCAATTACTGCACCTAGTCAGGCTGGTTTACAACAATATACCAACCCGTATGAAAGTCAGGTTGTTCAGCAATCACTTGATGATTTAGAACGTAGCCGATTAATGGCTCAGAATGTCGGTGGCGCACAAGCCAGTGCAGCTAACGCATTTGGCGGTTCACGACAGGGCATTGCAGAAGCAGAGACTAATCGGGCCTTTGCAGATCAAGCGGCTCGTACAGCGTCAGGATTGCGTCAGACAGGCTACCAGAACGCACAGCAAATGGAACGTCAGGCTCAGATGCAAAACCAGCAGGCAGGCTTATCAGGCGCACAACAGCGTTTAAATGCAGGCCAACAGCTAGGCAGCTTGTCTAATCTAGGCTTTGGTATGGGCCAGACTATACAAGACCGTATGGATCAGCAGGGTGTAATGCAGCAGGCTCTACAGCAGCAGTTGATTAACGAAGCTAAAGGTCAGTACGCAGGCTATACAGGCGCACCAGCGCAAAGCCTACAGTATTTGTTACAGGCCGTAGGTGGCGCACCAGCCGTAGGAAGTGTAACCGATTCTAAGGAAATGGGATTGATGGATTACTTGAAACTTGGCGCAGGCATTAAAGCATTTTAAGGGGTAGGTAATGGGTATTTTAGATTCAATAATGACTCCTGTAAGTGAGGCAAATGATCCTCTAGCAGAGCGTGAAAAATGGCTTCAAATGAGCCAGCTTTTTAATAGCTTTACAATTAATCCACAAGACAGTAGAGGATACTACGAAAGTCAGGAAAAAAGAATTGACCGCCAACGAAATGCTGAGGCATTAAATAGAAAAGAAGCATTTGCTAGTGAAAAGCTAGCATCACAAACAGAGCAAGCCATGAGGCTAATAGGCACTGAATACCCAGATATAGCGCAAGCTATACAAGGTGGCTTTATGACACCTAATCAGGGTGTAATGGAAGCTATGGCCCGAAGGAATGCGCCAGCAGAGAAAGAGGGTGAACTTGTTAGGCAGTATAGGCTTGCCCAAGAGCAGGGTTATCAAGGCAATTTCATTGACTTTAAAACAGCCATTGCAAGAGCAGGGGCCGATAATGTATCTATAGATGCTAGATCAGGATCAGAAGTTGGAACGATACCCCAAGGTTATGAGTTAATCACAGATGAAAATGGCAATAGAACATTGCGGGCTATAACTGGTGGAGAAGCAGCACAAGAAGAAGTTGCTGCGCTTACTAGAGAAGAATTAAAGCGAGAAACAACAAATAGAACTGCTACTATTGTTTTAGAGGATATTTCTAGGTTAAAAACACTTTTGAAAAATCAATCAAATTTAAACCCTTTAACTGCTGTAACTGGCCCAATAGCAACAGAAATTGCTTCTGGATTTTCTGCTTCTGCAAGGACTGATGCCGAATCATTAGTACGAACAATAGGCGGCAACATTGGTTTTGATAGATTGCAACGTATGCGTAATGAAAGTAAAACTGGTGGTGCGCTTGGTGCTATAAACCAGCAAGAAATGCAACTTTTGCAAGACGTTATGGGTAGTCTTAAACTAAATCAGAGTGAAGCATCATTGCAAACTAATCTAAATCGTTTGGCAGATATATATACTGTTATTATGAACAAAGCTAATGCTTATCCAAACGCAGCACAATACGGATTTGGGGCTAGCATTGCACCATCTTCATCTGCTATTCCTACATGGAATCCAACAGGTGGCCCTAATGGTAAAGGAGCATTTGAATAATGATTCAACGTAAAGGCCCAGATGGTAAAGTATATCAATTCCAAGACGGAACTAGCGAACAGGTAATGATTGACGCATTTTCAAGCATTTATAATGATAACTATGAAGAAATGTCTGCTATTGATGTAGCTGGTCGTGCTGTTACTAACTTTCCATCTTCACTTGCTGGTGTTGCAAAAGACATATATACAGCTATAACAAACCCATCTGATACTTTAAGCGGCATATTAAAAGCAGTTTATGGTGCTGGTGCAGCAAAGGATAAATTAATTCTTGGGAGCATGGATTCAGACATTGCAGAAGGGGTTAGTGAAACTCTGTTTGATAATCAATCAACAGAAGAATCAATACAAGCCTCAAGTGCAATAGCTGATTTTTATGCAGAAAGGTACGGTTCCCTTGAAGGTTTAAAGAAAGCTGTTGCAAACGACCCAGCCTCGGTTATGGCTGATGCTGCTAGTGTACTTTATGGTGGTGCAGGACTTGGTTCTAAGGTTGGATTGCCATTAAAAGCAACGGAAGCATTATCTAAAACTGCGTCTTATGTAGACCCTATAATTGGTTCAGCAAAAGTAGCTGGAAAAGTAGCTGGAAAAGTAGCAAAGATTCCAACTAAAGCAGCTAAGTATTATGCTGGCCCTGCTACTGGCACAGGCATTCAAGCAATTGAAACTGCTGTAGAATCTGGCAGAGCAGGAGGTTCAGTAGGTGAAGCATTTGTTAATGCTATGCGAGGTGATGTTCCTGCAACAAAAATTTTAGAAGAAGCACAAAAAGGTTTGCTTAACCTTAAAATAGTAAAAAACAATCAATACAAAGCAAATCAAGCGGCTTTAAAACTTAATACAAAAATTCTTAATTTTAAAGGTATTGAACGTGCTATAGATGCAGCGCAAGAAATTGTTTCTTTTAAAGGAAAAGTTGTAGATAAAAAAGGTGCAAATGCTGTAGCGCAAGTTAGAAAAATGGTTAGTGATTGGAAAGCAAGCGACCCAAAGCAATATCATACGCCAGAAGGTATTGACGCTTTAAAGCAAGAAATTAACTCTGTACTTGAAAGTTTAGAGTTTAAAGAAAAAAAGGGCAGGTTTGCAATTACTGGAATAAAAAACGCTGTTACTAAAGAAATAAAATCTCAAGCACCAAGCTACGCAAAAATGATGGAAGAATATTCTACAATGGCAGGGCTAGTAGACGAATTAGAAAGGGTGCTTAAATTAGGAAAGCAACCTACTATTGATTCTGCTGTTAGAGCATTGCAATCTTCAATAAAAGATACTACTGGAACTAAAAAAGCATTAGCAACCACTTTAGATATGGGTGGTGGTACTAATGTCGTGCCTATGGCTGCTGGTAGTCAGTTCAATCAAATTGCACCTAGAGGGCTTGCTGCTGGTGCAACCCCAGTTACTAGCATACTTTCTTTTTTAGGTGGTGGATTACCCCTTGCTACCGCTAACGCACTTATATCGTCCCCAAGAGTTGTTGGTGAAGCCGCGTATAAGGCAGGGCAATTAAGTAGAGGTACGCAACAATTACTGGGATTAATTCCAGACGTTAATGCAGGTCAGGGGTTAAACTTGGCGTACCAATCACAGCAGCCAAAGGAAAAGCAGTAATGCCAAAAATGTCAGAGCAGGATATTCAAAGCGCAATCACGACAGCTATAGAATCAGCTATTGACTATGTTGATTCAGATATAGCGTTTCAGCGTGAACGCGCACAAAGTTACTTTGATGGTAATGTTGATTTAGAGCATGAAGAAGGTCGTTCACGGGTAGTTTCTACTAAGGTTCGTGATGTTGTTCGTGGTGCTAAACCTAGCCTAATGCGTATTTTCATGGCTAACAATAAGTTCGTGGAATTTACACCAAAAGGGCCAGAAGATGTGGCTAACGCAGAGCAAGCTACAGCCTACTGTCACTGGGTATTCAACAAGGTTGGTGGTTACAATGTACTAAGTAACGCCATACACGATTCTTTAGTTAAAAAGGTTGGTCTGGTTAAAGTCTGGTGGAATACTGAGACTATTGCCAAAAACTATACTTATGAAAACTTGTCAGACCAAGAAGTTCAAGTGCTTGTCAATAAAGAAGGTGTTGAAGTTGTAGAACATCGACAAGACATTGAAATGGAAATGGACGAATTTGGCATTGATATTGAGCGAAATGTACACAGCATGACCATCACTCACAAATATGAAGAAGGTGAGATGGTTATTGAAGGTATACCGCCAGAAGAGTTTTTCATTGATGGTTCAGCCAAGTCGATTGATGATGCGTATATTTGCTGCCACAGAAGCGAGAAACGTGCTGGTGACTTAATTGCAATGGGATTTGATCCAGACGTTGTTGAGAATCTAAGCGGAACAGATGAAGATACGTTAATCGGTAGTGTAGAAAAGATACAGCGATTTGGTCAATCAATCCAAGACGATGAACAAGTTGATAATGACCCATCAATGCGGTTAGTTTTGGTGACAGAAGCCTATATGAGAATTGATGCAGAAGGTGATGGTATACCTACTTTGCATAAATTTGTTTGTGGTGGTACAGGTTATGAAGTGCTTGAAATGGAGCCTTGGGACAAAGCACCGTTTGCTGATTTCCACGTTGACCCAGAGCCACACGCTTTTTATGGTCGTTCACTAGCTGAATTAGTTATAAATGACCAAGACACCACAACTAGCGTACTACGCGGAATACTAGATAACGTAGCATTGGTAAACACACCACGACTTGAAGTTAATGAAGATATGGTGGAAATGGACGATGTGCTTAACAACGAGATTGGCGCAATCATTCGCAGTGAACAGATTGGCTCTGTTAATCCGTTAACGGTTCCATTTGTAGCTGGTTCTACTCTTCCAGCGTTACAGTACCTAGATATGCTGGTTGAAGAAAAAACAGGCATTAGTAAAATGAGCATGGGATTAAACCCTGATATGCTACAAAATACCTCAGCCACAGCAGCCGCATTAACTGCACAAGCTGGTGCTGGTCAGGTCGAAGTAATGGCTAGGAACCTTGCAGAAGGTGCAAAGCGGTTATTCCAGCTAATGCTACACGTTGCTATTAAAAACTCCCCAGACGAGCAAATGATGCGTTTAAACGGGCAATTCGTACCTGTTGATCCTGCTGTTTGGGACAGTTCAATGGATATGGAGATTAATGTCGGTTTAGGCACTGGTCAAGAAGATGCTAAAGCAGCCGCATTGATGCAGACTTTCCAAACTCAGCAGCAAATTTGGCAGACATACGGGC